CTGATGGCGTCGATGTAGACAGAGATTAGTCCCTCCAACGGCGGAACAACCTCATCCAAATTGGTCAGCCCACGGGCGCGCTCCAGCGGGGCAACCCCGCTTCGGTCAAAAATGTCCGTCTTCCCCGCTGAAAGGGAGACATAATAGTTGGGGTATGCCTTTTCACTGGCATAGGTTTCTGGTGTGGTAATCCCCTTGTAGAACTCTGGAAGCAGGCGGTTGGCTTCACCTAATTCGTGTGCAGCGGCCATGTACGCCTTGGACAACTGCGGATCGTTCTTCTGGAAGTTGACCAAGCTTGTTCTCGCGTTCGCGATATGCAGTTGTTTCAGCGCCTCTTTCTCTGCCGAGAGGCCCAGTGTCGGTTCAGTGGAAATCCCCGCCCGCTGCAAGTGCTGGAGAAACTTTCCGAAGTTGGGGCCGTACTGTTTCAAGTAACGGGCCAAGATAGCGGGGCCAAACTCTCCCCCGACAAAAACCTGCTCTCCGGCATCGTCGATATAGAAGGGGTTTTTATATTCCTCTAGTATTAAATCGTCTGCTGCTACCGCGATAGTCATCCACTCTCCGCCGAGGGGGGATTTGAAGAACCAATTATACTCGTTGGCGATGAAGCGGATATAGCCGTCTCTTATCTCCTTGAGCTTAGTGGCGAGGGAAAGGGATGTCTTGGTCGTTCCGGGGATATTCTGAATGTAGTTTTCAAATCCCTTGCCCGTATTGCTAACACTTTTTAACACGGCGGGACTAGTGACGCTGGTAGTTCCGTTCAGTTCTATTTTGGAATAGTCAATGAGGCCGTGCGCGGGGGTAGCATTTCCGAGTGACGGTGCTGCCGCTGGCGCAGAGGTTGAAGTCAAGAGATTGGTTGGAACACTGGCGGGGTTTGCGTCTCCATTCTTCGTAACCGCCTCGCCTATGATGCCATCAAAATCCGCCTTGTGCGCAAGGGCTTGTTCTTGTGCATTGGCTATAGCGTTCTTTACGGTGCCGGCGGGTCTCCCCATGCCCATACCAGAGCGGGCCTCGATAACTACGTATTGATTATACTTCGGGTTATCTTCTTCTATTGTGCGGATATAATATGTGTGGGGGTCTCCTTTCAGTTGAAGCGCCTTCCCCGTGTTCGTTTTCCATAATCCCTCGTCACCATTGGCATAACTTCTGAACGATACCTCGCCCGACCCAAGCCGATAGGTCACGGGGGTCTTGATAGTGTCAACCTGCCCCGTACCCACGCCACTTGTCCGGCGGGAACCTACCGCGTCAATCCACTTGCCCCACTTGACCGCACTAGCCCCTGTTTTGGCTTCGCCTTGAAGGGAAACGGCGGGAGACGTATCTATACTGGTCTTTTGATTTGAGATTGTCGTGGCGGTACCCTTTTGAGGGGTAGTTGATAAATCGGGGTAGTCGGCGAGGACTTCGGTGGGTACGGGTTTGCCTTCGGCTATCGCTTGCTTAACGCTAAGCGAATGTTGAACTCCAGCTTGATATGCCTGTCCTTTCGTTCCAGCTCTCTTTGGTTCGGCGGAGATAAACTCTTCCCTTGTAATCTCCCACGGTTGCTTAACTGCGGCAGGTGTTTCCATTTTGGAAAGAGTTGGTGCAACTTGTGCAACAACTGGGGCGACGGGTTGTGTTGCCCCCCCCAGCAGCTTAGCCCCCTCGATGCCGTACCACTCATTCAGTTGGGGTTTGTCTACCCCTACCGCCTCAAGCGGGGTCGTGCCGTGCATGAACATCACTACCCGCCGCTTGGTATCCAAGACAACCGTGTCGGTCTTAGGGTACTTGACTTGAATGGATTTCAGATCCACCTTGCCCGTGACATCAACGAGGTTTGCTTTCTTGACGTCAAAGGCAGGAATAGTTTTATCAATCGGGCGAGGAGTTGTGAAAGCGGGTACTTGTCCCTTCTTTGCTATAATATTGGGGACAGCGGGGGCTGGTTTTGCCACAGGTGCCACCACGGGCGCGGGAGTTTGAAGAGAAGTTGGAACGGGTAGTGTTCCATCTCCCATCGGAATGGCGGGGGCGGTTGAATGAACGAGACCGGCGGGCATGGGGATGGCGGGTACCCGAACTGGGTTCTGCCCAAGTGCCGCCGCGCCCAGTTGTGAAACGCCTTGAAGTGCTAGGGCGTTGGAGGAAACGCCTGGAGTGAGAGACGATAGATTAGTAAAGGCTCCTGCTGGAATCGCTATCGCATTTGTGGTTCCTGTCCCGACTTCCGCTAGGTGGGCGCTGTTGAGTAAATCCCGTGCGGCTTCAAGTATCCTTATCTGCCCGTCAAGTTTGGCTGTAGCGTTAGGGATAACGGCCCGACCATTCACCATTGTTAAATCTGCCGCCGCTCTTGCTCCGGCCTCTTGCAGCGGAGCAACAAGATTACCATCTATCTCAATTTTGCCGATACCAGCATTCGTTAAGTTCTGGTCGGTTTTTTGTAATTCATCAAGTCGGGTAGAAACCTCACTGCCGAGTTTAGTATACTTGTTCCACTGGGCCGTGTTTTTTACCGCGCCGACTAACGATTTAACTTCATAAAGTCCGAAAGCAACCGTAGCGAGACTCCCGACAAAATCCACGATGGTATTGCGCCCATACTGATTGACCTTTCCTGGTTCGTGGGGCGTCAACCCCTGAATGGCAGCGTTGAAGGAGTCCATCACCTCCAACGTCGTTTGGGTTGGTTGATTGCTCGGGGCGTATAGATTTGACTGGTTCTTTGGAATCGCGGGGATAGCCGCCTTCATCCCCCGCTGTTCAACGGGTGTTACCAAGGGACGCCCTGTGAACGAAGTAGGCGGCGCCGATATCGCCACGGGCTTTGGCGTAGTTTTAACGGCGGAGGTGATATAGATATTGCCCAACTTAATGGCACCATAGTCAATACGCCCCTTTTTGGGAGGGGCCTTCACAACGTTACCCCCCTTCGGAAGAACGGACAGGTTTATTTTGGAGAAATCAATGGGCATGAACTAACTCCCGTTATAGACGCTTCTGTCACCCTTGTTGAAATAATTATCGAGAGCCGTAAGTTGGGCTTGGCTAAGGGAACCGGCTGGCAACTTACTCAAAAGTTCGTTCGCCCATGCCCCCCTATTTTGTCCGCCGGAAGCCTCATCTACTTTCTTAATAAATCCGACCACGTCCGCCAAATCGTCTGCCCCTATGGGCAGGGGGGTTGTTGTTCCCGATGTTTTGTCGCGAACTGCAATAGAGGCACGATATGCGGGTTCCAATTCCGCGATCTGCTGCTTGAGGGTCGCAGCGTTTACCTCGACGGGAATGGTTGCGGGAATGATTTTCAGAGCGTCTTTATTCACGGTGTTGCCGAGCTGTGCGTTGCTAAGCATGGCCGTATTGGGCGCCGTAGTATACCATTTCCCATCGGCTCCCTGCGTAAGATTCCCCAGCGTTGTCTGAAGTTTCGTGTAGTCGTCAATATTCCCCATCGCCTGCGTGTAGGTGAGGCCCCCCCCCGCCGCACCAGCGGTGGGTTTGGTGGCATTGTACGCGGAAGTGTTGGCGTTCTGCTGGCTAATGCCAGAGTTAATCCTTGACGTTGCCGCATTGTACTGAGCAACGTTAAGTTGCCCTGATTGATATGCGGCGGTGGCCTGTTGCGTGGCACCCGAGATATTAACCTTGGCGGTTTCTATGAGGTTGTCGAACGTCTGCTGTGCCGCTGCCGCCTTATCCTTGGCTGCCTGTAACACTGCCGCTGCTTGAGCCGCAGTCGTAGCCGAGGCCTTCTGATTGTGTGCCGATTCAAGCATCCCTTCCTTGAAGGCGTACAGGGGATCGTTGGGGTCAAGCGCATTGGCAGCCGCCTGATAGTCGTTGGCATACTGCCCCATCGTGTTGACAAACTCCTGTTGGGCCGCCGTTGTTGCATCGGCAGTGGCAGCATTGGTCTGCAGATTCTGCGTGAACGCCGTATTTGAAGCGTTGGCCGCGTCAGCCTTGAGTTGTTCCTGTTGATTAAAGGCCGTTGCCGCAGTGTTGGCGTCTGCTGTGGCCGCCGTTGCCAGCACCTGCTGTTGGGTTGTAAAGACCTGTGCCGCAATCGTATCAACGACTCCCGCCTTCTGAACATTCAGCGAGGCAAGGAGGGCCTGCGCGGTCTGCTTGGTCTGCGCGTCCTGTGCAACAACTGAAAGCATCGAGGCCGTGTATTGTGCTACGGCGGAAGCGTTCCCCTTGATGGTTTCAATGTCAATATTGCCAGACAACACCGCCATGTCGGAGGCAATCTTGGCAAGCGAGGCCTTGTCCTGCTGTGCCGCCTGACCCTTCTGGGTCGTGTAAGCGGCATTGACCTGCCCCATGACAGAATCAAGAACGGTTGAGAAGAACATCCCACGCTGGTTCATCTGTTCCGTTGTTTGCTGACGAGAGGAGATGACGGCTTGGTCAAGAGTTTCAATGACTTTGGCGTAATCGGCGGCGTCCTGAGCGTTCAAGGCAACCCTGCTTGATTCCACGTTCGCCTTGGCGGTGGTTGAAATCGCCGTAAGGGATGCAATGGAGTCATTCATCTGTTTCTCTGCTATCGGCTGCAGGGCAGCCCATATTCCACCGCTATTGATGATGGAGTCCTGCTGGGCTACCTGTGCGTCAAGGGCATTGTTGGCGGCGTTCGTCGCACTTTGCTGATATTGGGCATTGGCAGCAATGGCTGCTGTCGTGGCAGTCCCCGTCGTGGCGGCGCCGTCTGCGCCATAGAACTGGGCAAGTATGGCCTTTTCACTATTAGTCTTAGGGGCATCGAAGCTCGTGAACCCACCAGTAGGCGCGGGCGTTACAAGTGCCGCCGTAGTCGTCGGCACTTTCGAGGCGTTGGGGTCAACATACCCTGTCGTCGTCTGTTTCTTCGCCTGCGCGAGCGTCTGTGCAAGCAACTCCTTAGGTGTCAGGATTTTGTACGCCATTTTAATTCCCCCCCCACAACGAAATGAACCTTGAGACTTTATATGACTTCTCTTTTTCCCAAGCGAGCCGTATACGAACAAACTCCATCATTCTGCGGTCGAACTGGTTGAAATTATCGTCCTTCAACACGGCCTGCGCGGTGGCGTAGGCCGCCACTCCCACGCAGTAGGATTCGGGGAGTTCCATCGCGTCAGTCGGTGACGCCAGTGGCGTCGGAAAGCGGTACATAAGGACTTCCAGCAGCCCGCTCAATTTTTCAGTGAACACCATGTAGTCGTCGCGGACTTCTTTCAGCCGCCTAGTTTCTTGCAAGATTTCCCGTTCTGGAAGGTCTCCCGCTACCCACGCAGTCGAGGTGCGGGTATACAACCGCATCGTCGTTGAATCAATGTATTTGTCGCCCACTGACGGTGTGGCGGGGGCAGTCCCCACGAACGAAAAAACACCCGTAATCGGATAGAAGTAAATACTCTCTACATACTTGCAAAGGGCGGGAAGGCCGATACGAAGGTCGGCGTCCAAAACGAGCCGTTGTACGTCCTCAATGCCCTTGCTTTCGCACATGGCATGAAGCCCCTCGTTGATGTATGTGTTGAGTTCCGCGTCTAGCCAATAGCCAGCCGTGGGTTCGGCGATCGCGGTTCTTACTTGAAGCAGAGCCTCTAGTTGGGTCATATTAGGCAACCGCAATCCAGGAAATAGTTTGACCCGTGGTGGCGTAATATGTAAAAGTGGTTGAAGTTTTTGCCACAACGTTTATAACCTGGGCACCAAGAGTAATCATAACAGTGGTCGGAGTGGCGCCCAATCCGTGGGCAACTTCCGTATTCCCTGTAGCTCCGGTTGCTGTAAAGTTTCCCGCGCTTATTCCTCTTGTCCCAACTTCAGCGGCGGTATATGCTGGTTTGCTTGCCGCCTTTGCCCACGCAGAAACATCAGAGGCAACGCGAGCATCGCTCAATCTTGCGTCTCCCGTCGCAACGGCGCCGAGGGTCGCAATCTGTGCGGCTGCATCGGCATCGTTCACCAACTCAGCTCCAGCGGCGGAGATTGTTGTATTTACCGGAAGGGCAAGACTTGTTAAGTCGGCGTCAAGACCGAGAGTCGCCACCGTGGGGCGCAAGGTAGTTAGGTCTCCAACACCCTCAATGATGTCATCGAAGTTTTTATTAACCTGTGTTGCATCGGCAGGCTGGCCGTTCACTAAGGTGTAAGTTTTGACTATGTTTGCCATGTAATCCTCCTATACCCCTGCCTTGCGCTTGTAGCGGTATACCACCGCGTACCCCAACAGAGCGCCGTCTCCGGTTCCGGTGAACAAAAAACTAATAGTCCTCGCAAGAGGAAGGGAAATAAATCTCTTGTAGACCATCATTCCCACGTTTGTGAGTGACCAGTGGCCGTGGCCCGTTGTCGCTTCTGCGCCCCACAACATCACTCCCCATAAGTCTCCGAGCGTAACGCCCGCAATGGCTGGGTTAATGGTCATGTTATTTCCACGGTCAGCGCTATAAGAGGAATACATCGTGTCGCTTGTGTTTTTGGCATAGACAAACAGGGAGGTATATCGCTTCGGTGTCGTTGTGATTCCCTGATTGAGTGTCGGGGTTTGGAGATACCATGGGCGATAACCCACGGCGGGAACATCTGGTTCCAAAATGTAACCGGTTGAGGTTCCGACATACAGGTGGTCGAAGGCGTACACGATATTCTGAACGCCCACGTCCGTCGCCCCGTAGAGTCCACCGAGTTTATACTTCTCCCATGCGCCCGTACCAGAATTAAGGGCAACGAGGGTGCCACCGGTACAGAACCAGACCCTGCTGTCAAAATTGGCGCATGAAACAACCCCGCTCGTCAGGTTAATCAGCGGCTTGACCGCCTCTGAAATCTTCTTGGGGGTATCATATTCGGTTTTAAGTGCGCTCAGGACAAAGAACCCATCGCCTGAAATGTAGAACACACCCCCCGCAGTGATAACGGCCCCATCTTCAGGGGTATCCGCCCCGTTGTAGGAGTTAAAGGAGGTGAAGGTGGTCTCCGAGTAGCCAGAGAACTTGAAGACGGCGCTCGCCGTGAACATCAGGAGGGTTTCCTGTGCGGGAAGAAGGCCAGTACAGATAGAGTTTTCCGGCGTCTTGAGTTCAATCATACTGAGGGTAGACCAGCCGCCATCATAGTGAGAGGCGTCCGTGTCGTGCAGAACTTCGGCAAGGTTGATGTTGCTCCATATCACGGCTGACTTGAGCGCCCCGCCCGCAACGGCAGTTGTCTCCGTTCCGTTTGAGGTTGCCGTCGTTGACATTCCATAAAAAGAGGTGAGGCACCCAACCCAAAGACGGTTCTTCCAGAGGGTGATGTACTTCCCTTTCGGGCCGTTCCACATCGCGGCTAGCGTGGTACCGTCATAGGCCATACACTGGGTATCTTCCTGTGCAATAAAGAGTTGATTGTTCATGCCAGCGGCATAACTAGCCTTTTTGGTGGAAGCGAAGGCATTGCCTGCCGCCCGCTGAACCTCTACCCAAGCAAGAGGGCTTCCAACCCTTTTATATAACTTCGCCCCATACTGCGCCAGAAGGGTGGTCGTTCCATCGTCCTTCTGCCAGACGTACATGGAGGTGAGAGCCGTCTCTCCCGCAGGGGGAGCAATGGTGGTGGGGTTCGGGATGGCGGCAGCCATACCCTCCTGCGTTATCTTAAGGTTCTCCATATCGGGGACATATCCCTCGGGGATAAGTTCATCGTTAATCCCCGCGAAGATACCTTTCAGGCCAAGATGGTCTTCTTGGTAGGCGTTGGTCTGTGCGAGCCGCTCTGTGTTTGACGATAGAGTTCTTGCCATTCTTACCCCCTAGTTCTTACCCCTCAAGCAACGGGCGGGGTTACTGTTTCATCTGCAACGGGAGTCTCCTGCGGAACGGGCTGTGCGGGAATGTCTGTCGCAGTAGTCGTTTCACCGAGCGCAGTCCAAGAATCTCCCCATGCCAGCGTCAGACCCGAAACGGCCTGCTCAATGAGCTGCTGCAACTGACCAGCCGGAAGATGAAGCTGTTCGTTCAATTTCTCGAACGCAACCTGGAACTTCTCACTGTTTGTGTAGGTCTTATACACATTCTGGACGACCCCCACGATTCCATTGGCAATGGCCTGATTGCTGTCGGCAAGTATCTTCACCTTGAGTAAGGCCGCCGATTGAGCATCGAAAATGGCCTTGACAAACACGGGGGCCAATGTGACAATGACGGTGCTGATAAGCGCGACAATAGCTAAGATTATGGGATTCCAGTCAATCATGTATGCCTCCTATTTCTTAAGTGCGTTCTTGACCATCTGCAACAGTTCCGCAGGGGTCATCAAATGGAATGTCGGCTTTGCTACAGCGGGTTTGACCACCACTGGCGGCTTTGGCGGGATTATGGCGGGTTTAACAATCGGTTCCCAAGCTCCGAAGTCAAATTGCCGTGACTCATTCAGATCCACCGTTGCGCCCGCCACGATCTGTCCATTGTTGTATTGCAGAAAGTGGGTATGAGGCGAGACCTTCCCGCCGCTCCATCCGTAGGTCTGCCAGAACCACTGAGCGGTCTTGCTGGCATAGCAGCGCTCCACCACGTAATATGAACCGTACACGCCGGTGCGACTGAGGCCAATGACACTTGCCACGCCTTTCAGGTATGCATCTACGGCTGGCTGCTGCCCTGCTGTGGCTGGAAAATCCACGGCAAAGTAGACTGGTCTGGTTTCAGGAAAGCCGATAGCGCGGGCAAACGCTAGAGCAATCCTGCCGTCAGCAACGCCCGAACCCCAGCCCTCTCTCGCTCTTCCTGCGTATTCCTCATAAACGACAACGAGCCCCAAACCCGCTTGGCGAATGGCGGTGGCCTCGACTTTTGAAATCCCCTTCCCGCCAGGTGCTAAGCCAAACAGGTAGCGGGCCACGAACCCATAACCTGCCGCCTTGACCTTGCGAGGGTCGGGGCGCGAGTGAGAATAGTCGAGACCCTTCATTTTAGGAACCCATTGATAACGAACCCAATGATGCCGAAAACGAGACCAACGAGCGCCAGAAGCAGCGGAATGGAAATGCCAGACCTTCCTTGACTCTCGTTCTGCGCCTTTTGAAGAAGCGCAATGCTCGCAAGGAAGGCATCATCTTTTAGTTGCTGTTGTCGTATCTGCTCTTGTGCCTTGTCGTTTATTTCTTTAGTCACCTGCTGTAGATTCTTTGCGACCACATCGGCGGTCATGTTTACGAGTCCTCTCTGGGTTTCATTGAAGGAGCTCACCTGCGTCGCCAAGGTCGCTTGCGTGTCTAGCGCACGCTCTGCCGCAACGCGAACGGCGGTCGCATCTACTTCCCTGATGGAGTCAATGCGCTTGGTCTCGGCAACGCTTCGCTCATCAACACGTTTCATTTCCGCTTTGAACCAGAGGGTCAAACCGTTGATTGTCGTGTTGATTAGCAGCAATGTGTTCGGTGTCGGGTCGCTTTTTTCAGTCATCTTGCCCTCCTATGCCCGTATCGTTCTCGTATGACCATCACCACTTGCTCAGAATCACCACGTCCATCAGCACTACGGCAATCAGTGCGGCCCATGCTAACTTATCCAATTCTGCATCCCCACCAGTTGCAGAGCGTTCCCCCGCCCGCAAGTAGTGTTTGGGCGCCGGTTGATTCCTGAAACACGAGCAATTCAACGAAATCCGTTGTTCCATTCAGACTGATGACGCTAGACGCAGAGCACCCGTGACCAGTAGTTCCAGATGATTTATTCATGCCGATATATGTATAAACGGTCTCGTTTTTCGTTAAAAGTATTCCGTAGTTTACCTGGTCTGTCATGGCGGCAAAATAGATGAGGGCACCGAACAGATATACCTCCGCGACCGTTGACATCTCGTTCCAAAGAAGCAATCTTTTCCTCGTTTGATTTACCACGGTCACGGAAAGACTCATCTAATATATTGCGCTCGTTCCCATCGCTCACGCTCATCTTGCCCTCCTACGCCCAAAAGAATGGAATGAAGTTCGGTGAGACTGCGGCGGCGGCGGCAGGATTGAACAGACCACCAGCGCCAGCCCACGCCTGACTGGTCGTCCATGTTGTCGTCCCAGTGAATGATGTAACGGAAGATGCCCCTGCAAGTGCATAGTCGAGAGATAGCGACATTCCATTGGGTGCATCATCCAGTTCGCCCGACTCTGAAATGGAGGTGCTTGGTGAACCACTGGCCGCACCAGCAGCGTTTGCGCTTGCACCATCCACTTTCATCACTCCCACCGCCAGTCCAGAGGCGGGAATGGTCTTGTTGGTCATCCACGTGCCCGTTGTGCCACTTCCCGTTCCTCCCGCGCCTGCCGCAGCAGAAGAAGCATCAACCCCACTAAACTCGGAAGCGATGCCAAGACGATATGCGCGTGAATCATGCGTAACTGTAATTGCCGTGATTGAACCACCAACCGTAACGGGAGCGTACCATAGATCGGCAGTTGAACCCGTTCGTGTCGTTCGCTCTATGTGAACATAGGTGTTCCCTAGGTTGTCGGCAACTCCCGTTGGAGTTCCCGCGTAGTAACATCCCCAACCGACAACAATAGTGTTTCCAGCGGTAACGGTCTTGCTTGAGGGAACAATGACCGTTGTTGTCGCTGCCGCGCTACCAACAACGACAGAACCAAGCAGTTGAACGTGTGCGGCAGCCATCTATGCTTCCTGTCCTGCCGACAAGAGATTCCATACGGTCAAATCGTTACGCCAGATGAACAGCATGGTCAAGTTCTTGCTGGCTACCGTAGCCGCTGGAAGGGCTACGCCTGCCTTGGCAACGTACTTATTGCCATAGGTGATTGCTCGTGGAGTAGCATCGCTCAAAATCTCGAATAACAGCATATCCCCATCCACAGGAGTACTCGTGGAGTGGTTGTTGATGACGAGTGCATGCGCCTGAGCTGTTCTGACAAAGATGTCGTAGGTGGAAATCTCAGGGGTGATGGTATCTGTCGTCGTCTGCGTATTTACCCGTCTCGTAAACCTGTGGTTCGTTACCGTCACGGCTGCCGCGTTCTTGGTAGCGTCAGAAGTATTGTTGACATTCGTGATGGCTGATGCAGCAGCAGCGCCCAACGTGGCTAACTGTGCCGCTGCGTTGGCGTCGTCAATGAGGGCAAGACCAGCGGCAGAGACGAGGCTTGCGCCAACTGTCAGTGATCCGTCGATAATTGCGTTGTTGTCTCCCGCATCTGAATCGCCACCAACATGGAGGCCGCCATTGATTGCCAACTTGCTAAGCGGAGCAACCGTCCCAATTCCGACGTTGCCGGTCTCTTCTTTGACAGTTACTCGCTTCACCCAGGTCGCAGACAAAAACCTTGTTGCAATGCCGAAAGAATCGCTGGCGTTGTCGGTATACAATTTTGTTGCGGCTCCCGTGCCCCCAAAAGAACTTTCAAGTTCTATTCCATAAGGAGTGTCTGGCCCATTATGCCCACCATTTCCAACCAAGATTTCTCCTGGATATGTGGCATATCCCTCGCCACCAAACGTGCCTACCTGCAACCCCGCCATCGGTACTCCCGTTCCAATTCCCGTACAATCGATAGCGCTCACAAGGACGCCCGAACTGAGGGGCTGGTCGTTCCCAAAGACGGTCAGACCATCAACGTGAGCGAAGTTGAGGACGGGGCCAGCCGCTACTGTTCCCTTGTTGTTGGTGAACGCGATACGCGTCATGCGAGTATCGGCAACTCCGTAATTGTCAACACCCATCAGAAGCGAACCACCTGTCACGGTGTTGTTGTCTACAGTAATTTGGTCGATGGGCGCACCCGTATGGGCACCCTCGACTCCGAGAAAGAGCCACCCCCATGTCCCCGCTGTGTTGTTGCGGATGGTTATATTTGAGCAAGCATCACCTATGTCGTTTGGTTCGACATCAAACGTACAGTACCCTGAGACATCAAACGCACAGTCTTCCACGAGAATGTCAGAACCACTGAGGACAGAAACGCCCTGCCGACCTGCGGTCAGCGCATGACAGTCATGAATCCACACCCCGCCAACTTGTTCAAGGTGGGCAAAGTCGCCATACGCTGCCGAACCCGTGATGTTGTAGACTTCAATTCGTGTGGTGATGTAGATTTGCAGGTTGGCCTGAGATTGATAATCGTCATCAAAGACGCCCGGGGTCGGGTCATTCCCAATAATAATGAAGTCGTGAATCACGATGTCCCTATTGGGATGACCTGGCTCATAGCCACTAAAGAACGGAGAAGTATACGCACTATTCCCTGCGGCAGTTGTGTCAACCTGCAATGTCGTTCCATTCCCCTCAAAGATGAGATTGTTGCGGTCTGAAATGAGAATGCTCGCATGGAGCAGATAGGTTGCCCCAATCGGGAAGGAGATGATTGAACCGTTGGGAACACTTGCAATGAAAGCATTGAGCGCCGCACTTACCTCCGTTGCACCCGTATGCTCGATGGTAAGCGGTACGGCATAAGTGCCAGTTACAACGGGGGCAGGGAAGGGACGAACCCCGTCTAATTGAGCCTGCAAACCGGTGGTATCACCCCCGCCCGTCGCAGGGTCAACCCAGTGGGTGTTAAAGTCCGTGCTGTCGATCTTGGCAAGAACTTGTGTAGCCGTTCCGCCTACTACAACACCTGCGCCCGCATCACCTTTTGCGCCAGCCGCCCCAGCACTGCCTGTATCGCCCTTAGCTCCAGCGGCACCCGTGGCACCAGCGGAACCGGTATCTCCCTTGGCACCATTAGTTCCATTTGTTCCATTGGAACCAGCGGCGCCGGTAGTTCCGGTATCACCTTTGGCACCCGCCGCACCCGCTGTACCAGTATCTCCCTTCGCGCCATTGGAACCCGCTGTACCCTGAATCCCCTGGATACCCTGTTCGCCTTGTGCCCCCACGAGAGCGGCAAGTTGCCCTTCGGTAAAGTCAGCATAGACAAACGCATCACCGTCTACCCCGTCAGTGCCGTCAGTACCATTGGTGCCGTTAGTTCCGGCAGTTCCCTGAATGCCTTGAATACCTTGGTCTCCCTTAGCACCTGCCGCGCCAGTAGGGCCAGGAACCTCACTATCGGCACCCGTTGCCCCAGTTGGGCCAGCAGGCCCCGTCACAAAGGCGGGGAAGTCGGTGATGTCAGCCTTGACGTGGACGTGCGCTTTTGGAACGTGTAAATCGGCACCCGTCAAATCTTTATGCAACATCTTTTCCCCCTATACCCATCTTTCAATCTCTGCTACTTGGCTTATCCACAAGAGGAACCATTTCAAAACGGGAGAACCGTCAAGGGCAAAAATCTGCTCTCCACTATTGCAATAGATCCTAGCATCCAGAACAAGCCTTTCGTTTTTGACGTATGCCTCGTTTTCAGAACTCTGCGCCGTCCACGGCATAGGTGCCTCCAAGAAGTAGGGCGGGGTTATCGACCCCGCCCGTTTGAATTACTAGGCAGCCGCCCTCAAAACGAGATAGAAGGCTTTGTCATTGGTCGCGGTATTGGCCGAACTGGTAATGGTCATCGCGGTTGCACTCTTATAAAGAGCCTGTAGAGTGGTTGTTTTGGTTCCCATCACGGAGGGCGAAACAATAAAAATGTCGGTACTGACTAGACCCGACAATGTAACGTCAGAGGTTGCGGCAGCGTTCGGAAGGCTTGCGCTTCCAGCAGCAACCACGATAAACGCGGGAGCGATACCCGCTGCCAGTTTGGCGAGAGTTACGTTCGCATTGGCAATCTTCGCGGTGGTAACATTTGCGTCAACAATCATTGCGGTTGTTACCGCAATGTCCGCATCGTTAAAAAAGGGATGTCCCTTAGCCATACATCACCGCCCTAGGCGATGTCGGTTACGAAATAGATAAAGGTGACGACGAATCTCCCTGCCGTTCCGGTACCCGCGATGGTAAGGATAACGTCTGAATCGGCGGCAAGGGCAAGCCTTGAGGACGTGTCCATGATGGCCGTGCCATGAATCAGCGCGTCCGCCGTTGCAGCGGCGCCCATATCGGTAATGAACTGTTCTCCGGCCTCGGCAGAACCGAGTTTGTAAGCGGAACCACCAGCCGAAACGGTCGGCCAGTAAGCGGAGATATCAAGAATAACCGCGTTCATGGGGAGTTTACCAAGAATATAGCCCCCAGCGGCCCCGCCCATCTTGGCGAAGTCATAAACGAATGTCTTACTCTTTACCGTCTGGAGTTGCGCGTTTCCAAAAACGGGTTCCCCCTGAACGGGCGTCTTTGCATCATATACTGTTGCCATGTTAATGAACCTCCTTGGATACTCTCCCGCGTTGCGGGATTAATCTGGGGAGGCAGTCAGGAAACTGCCCCTCCCAGTAAGTTCTTGCCTGCGTCTTCTCTTCGTCGGAAGAACCCATAATCAGGTTCCACTCGCCTTCAGAGAGTTCGATGGACTCGCCCTGTTTCCAGTCTTCGGTTCGACCGGAGATGGAGAGGATTATGTCCTGTTCAGATGCGTTTCTAACTAGCACTTAGGCAACCGTGACACCCTGCAACATGCCACAAGACATGGGGAAGTCGCAGACGAGCTGAAGGGTGATACCAACTGAACCCTCGATGACCTTCGTGCGCTTGATAGGCTCCATGTCTACCCAGCCGCTCCACTGAAGGTTGTCCTTCGGGTGAACGATAAGGAACATGTGGTCGGTGTTGATGAAGTAAATCTCGCCGGTTGGAACCTTGTCAGACCACATAATGTCGGTACCCCAGAACTTGGGGCCGGATTCGCTGACGGCTTGCTGCGTGTTCATAAAGCCAACCTTGGCGAAGTTCATGCTCCAAAGCTTTTCCCAGATGGCCTGCGTGGTGACAATCAGATCGGGGAACTTCTTGCCAAGCTTCTTGCACTCGTTCATCTTGGTCGCGAGCATCTCATACGTGAGAGCGCCCACTGTGGCCGTGAGGTTGGACTTGTAGAAGTAGCCAGAAGGAATACTGCGGTTGATGTCACCGACCGTGGCGTAATTGGTGTAATCAAGGAGTTCCTTGACGGAGGTGATGGCGCCCGTTGCGCCAGGAACCATAAGGTCGCTTGCGAGGGTGCTCTGGAGGTTTTCCTTGATGCTCTGCATCGTGACGGTCAGAAGATTGACAATCTGCGCCTTGTCAGAGTTTTCCATAATGTCAATCTTGTTCAGGGCGTTGCCACTGAAGTAGTGCGACCAGTGGAAGTGGTTTTCGGTCAGAACGTCGCTCTGAGTAATGGTCAGTGTATCGGTCTTGACGTACGGGCCGCCGGAACACGCCTGCGAGTTGATGAGCGGAACCTTGATGACGCTGCCGCCGCCAACCTTGCGCGACTTTGCCATGAACCGCTTGATGAGCGGGTCATCCTGATAAATGTTGTTGACGAGAGGGAGATAATATGCCGTAGTTGCGGCATCGAGTTGACTGATAATGGACATTGTGAGTCCTCCTATAAATTATGCCAAGCTATCCCAAGCACCCTCAAGTTGGTCTCCCGCCTCGCGGAAATCCCTGGGACGCGGAGTGCCTTTCGCTGCACCCTTGGAGCCGCCCTCTACGACGGTCTTGCCACTGATGCCTTTTTTAAGTTCGTCAAGACGGGTGTTGGCCCGCTTCTCCACAATGGAATCAAGTGCTTCAGGGTGGAGGTCGTAATATGTTGCCTTCACGAGACGTATGATTTTTTCAGGTGAGTCCACCGCTTTGTCGGACAGTGCATCGACTCTCTCCTGTAATTCGAGGAACAGCTCATCGCGTTCTGAATCAGATAACTCAACACCCTCTTTTGTAAGGGCCGTAAGGCCACTTTCGAGTGCGGTATCCGTTTCACCGAGCTGTTGCTTCTCTGCATACGAGAGAGAAGATTTCACGCCCTCTTCCAACTCCGCAAGTCTGGCTTTCAGCGCAGTTACTTCGGGGTCGGGTTGAGCAGCAAATGGGTCAAAGGTTTGGGCTTCCTCTTTCGCGGGAGCCGCCGGTGTATCCAGTTGCTTCTTGAGTGCGTAAAGTTCTGCCTTCTGGCGGTTCAAGGCTTGCGCCTTGGTGTCGTAGTTGACGCCGAACGAGGCCCACTTCAGAAGCTCGGCCTTGTCCTTCGGTGTCCAGTCTTTCCCCGCTGCCTTGAACTTCCACGGAGCGCCATCCCACTGCGCCTCTTGCGAAGGGGTGTTCTCAGTTGATGACGGCTGCTCTAAATCTGTGTTTGCGGGAGTTGCGGGCTGTTGTGCAGTATCTACCTGTTCGTCTGCAAAATAAGACTCGGGAGATGCTGGTGATACAACGTTGCCGGTAGTATTGTCAGGCATAGGTTCTCCTTGTTATAGGGCTGGTGTAACTGTCGGTTCCGTTGAAGAAGGCGCTTTTGCGAGCGTCACCGTGTTGCCCACGATGGCGGTCACCGTAAGAACGTCTCCCTCAATAACGGTGGGAAGGGTATCTATCGGAACATCAAACGTACCCGCCGTTTCAATGGGCTGTCTGTCGGGCGTGGCATTGAGGGGCATATTGCCGGGGTTAATCTGTTTGCTTAAGTCGTTTTCAAGTCCGCGACTTCTGTTCGCCAGTGCGTTTCCGAGCATTTTTGCGTTAAAGGCCATGTATCCTCCTATTGGATGCCTAACTGATTCCTGAGTCCCGCAATTCGCTGAAGTGTTTCTTGCATTGTGGTGTCGGGGTTGGGAAATATTCCCTGCATCGCGGGCGGAGTCGCGGGAACGGTCGGTACAGCCGAAGTGGTTCCCAGTCGCCGTTTCGCAATTTGCTGTACGAGCACGTTCTTCGGATTTATTCCGTTATTGGACTGGGGTTGGTACACTGGCCCCTCCTTGCGGGACTCCCGCCTGAATCTGTGCAAGAGCCGCCGCCTTGATGCGCTCCTGTGCGCGACCGATGATTCCAATGAGAACGGGGTCGCCCGTAAGTTCGCCCAGCCCTTCGGGGTCGAGGATTTTCAGATTGACAAACTGGTTGCCAAGGTTCATCCTCATTTCCTTGTCCGCAGGAAGGGCTTCCGAGTAGCAGATAGACACGTCAAACACGCTGTCCATCTGTGTCGGGTCGGGCTGTGCGCCCGCAATGGCTACCCACTGGTCGGTTGTGTACCACCGCATCAGTTCAACGGCCATGAGGCCCCATAGTCCAACGGCGCGCTGTATTCCATCTGCCTTGAGTTCCTTGATGGTCTTGCCCGCTTCTTGCAGAGCAACGATGGCACTGGCCGCCGTTACGCCGCCAGAAGTCGCGCCGTAGTTGACCTGCCGGACACCGCTGATGTCGGGCATGATGCCCTGAAGCATCCCAACGGTGTTCTGCCAGGCGGGAGAAAGGGGAATAGTCCTCAATGGAAGAAGGTCGAAGTCGCTCTTATGGACAAGCCCAGGCTCATTAGAAAGATGGTCGGGCATTTGCTGGTCTTTGGTGATGTACTGGTTGTTCTGTGTCAGCATCAGGTTGTCGAGGAGGTAGCCCAGCGTCTTCATAAATGATTTCTGGCTGCCCCACAGATCACCGACCATCGACCTACGTTCTCCCGTCGAGGTATCATCAACCACGTAGTCCACAATGGGGATACGCCGGAAGGGATAGGTCAGTTCTTCATCGACAAATGGCTTTGTTGGGGAAGAGGCGGCCCAGATAACGTGCCTTCCATTCGGAAGAGTCGCATCGGGGTTGTACCATGACTCGATGACCTCAACGCCCTCGGCATTGGTGAACTCGTCCTTGGCGTCCGCTTCTATCTCCACACCATACTTGGTCAGAACATAGAAGGGAGAGCGCAGGTGGCGCACGTGGCAGTATTCAGCGTCATCAATGGTGTGGGCAAGGGGGTCAACAAACATATTGAAAGGGGAAATGGTGTAAGAGCCTATATTCCCCGCCCCGCCGTCGTCCTGTGCGTCCCAGAAGATACCCTGATAGCCTCTCTCATAGATGAGCATGTCCAACGTGGCCCGTTTCACGTCCTCTGCCACGTCCTTGTTCTCATAAACCGCCTTAAGAGCGACCGAGAGTAGTTCCGCCGCTGGCATATTCACAGACTTGGCGGGGTTAACAAGGATGGAGGGGTGCTTCAACTGCAACATGGCGAGGAGTTGAAGGACGTTTGGCTTGATATAGTTTATCTCGGGCTTGGATGCAGAATCATCAACGCCACCAACGTGGCTCCAATGATCGCCAAGGTAGTAATCTCTCCATGAACGACAATCGGCCAGATAAGCCGATGCAAAGGACTTGGCCGTTTCGTAGTCGTCCTGATATTTATGAAGTAGTGCCATGCTGCCCCTCCCGTGTTACCTTGAAGTCAACCCTATCCGCCCATTCCGCCTTCTTGCCTTTGTTCCACTGCCTCACTGGTCTCAGATAACCGACAACGCGGCTGTAGACTTCGCAAGGCTGACGTTTCTCTGCGGGGATGACTGTGCCATCGTCCAGCGCAAGGTCACCATTCTCCAGCTCAACCATTAGGCTTTCCCTGATTTTGGAAGAAAGGGTTTAACAAAAAACTTCTTGAACGTTCCTTGGGGAGCGGAGGCATCGATGGTCAGCAAGTCCCACTTATTGGGGGTTTGTCCGATTGTTATTGCTGTGTCGGGGCAATTTTCGTGTCAGGAATAATCTTTAACCTATTTTTAACCACTTGGTACAAAATAGATTTTGGACTGACTGCATCTTTCATTCGTTTCCGTTCCGCATCAGTAACATTGGGGCGACCGGTAAATGCCATCAAACCCTCCTCATCCACGTGCTCTCTTCTTTCCTCTCGAAAATGTGAGCGATTCTTTCGGCCGCCCTTGTCATCAACGGTTCTGGATTGACTCGCGCCCGCTCCATCTGTGCTTTGTATTGTTTCCGGCCCATGAGACCGTAACGCAGGGCGTCCATCAGGTCGTCCGCTTCCTTGAGGGGCTTTCCATTTCGCCAGACATAGTTCCGTGCCTCATCTTTCGTCTGAAGGCAGGAGTCCATGAGACAATACCCGCCCGTGTTCATCAGTTTGGAAACCTCTGAGATCCCCTTGTCCACATCGTTGATGGCGGCAAGGAAGGAAATCTCAAGTCCGTTCTTCTTCAGCCACTTCTTCATCTCTGCCGCGCCCTGTGGGTTGGAGGGGTCGTAATACACCCGTCTTACTCGGTACTTCATCAGGGCTTCTAGATTGTTCTCAACGTGCGTCTCATAGTCGATAGCGGACGCCTCGTATTCCCTGAACTGGTACACGACCCCGTTTTCCTCAAACAGGTAAACGAGGGCCGTAGGGTGCCCGAATCCGAAGTCCATCCCGCACCAGACTTCGGCGTTGGGTGGGGGTTCGCGGTAGGGGATGATGACATCTTTTTTCAGGTCATAGACCAGTCCTATCGCTGCCGTGAACTCTCCCAGGTACCGCATCGCAAACTCTGCGGGCGCCATTTCCTTCCGCAGCCGCTCGAACTCTTCCTTTGGAAAAGCGGGGTTGGCAGTAGAAGGACACTGGATAAACTTGTAGGCGGGGTTGCCGCTCTTCCATTCCTCGTACGGCTCGTCTGCCAACCAAGCCTGCGTCTTCCCTGGATAGGGGGTGCTTAGTCCGCAGAGCTGCCCATCCCTCATAAGAATGCGAGACTGAAGGGCTATCCACACCTGCCTGCGGCACTGGGCTATCTCGTCGATGATAATGCCGTCATACTGGCCGCCTTCGAGAAGGTCGGGCTTGTCGGCAGAACCGAAGAAGATTTCGTAGTTCGTGCCGGCGTAGCAGCGCCTCTTCTCCGACCAGAGACCCTTGAGCGGGGTGTGGTCGAAGTATTCTCGGACATACGGCTTGGCAATCTGCTCGACAAACTGGAAAGAAGGTTCCGTTACGAGGTATCTGCCCCCGTGCTTTTTCCGCATCAGGCGCAGAAGCTTGATGGGGATTGAAGAAGACTTGCCCGCGCCCGAACCAGCGATGAACATCAGGTAGGTCGTAAGACTGTCGTCGAGGTATTCGCGCTGAAACGCATTTGGGTCTTCAAGAATGTGTCCGGTGTCATCCACCTTCCACAGAACGGGCTTTCCTTTCGCGTCAATCAGCAATAGAGTCCTTTGCGGTAACCTCTACGGGCCAATCAGGAAGCTGTTCCTTTGTGTCTTGCTTCGTCTCTCCCGCCAGATCTAAAAGCAGCTTCGCAGCGGTTGTGATGTCTGCCGCCCTGAGCATAATTTTCTTCTCTTCCAACAATTCCGACCCTCTCCTGATAATCTGGATGAGCGTGGCCTTCGCCTCTTCGCACTTGTTTGCCACGCCAGCATCATACAAGCCCTTGAGGGCGAGGTCGTTTAAGACCCCTTCCATGACGTTGACCCACTCATCCCAGTGTTCAGAGGTAGACCAACCCTTCAGTGTGGAGAGTTTGACTCCTGCGTAGAAACCTACCTTGAGCAAGGAGCGGTCACGGCCAAGCATGAGATAGCTCTCGCGACAAGCCTCATGCTGTGCGAAGGTATACTCCTGGCGGGTGAACGTCTTTTTGACGGGGGTTTCGAGGGTACCGTCTGGGGAGATTTGGGGCTTCTTGTGGTGGCTTTTCTTTTCCATAGTCTCCTCCTCGGGGTTTATATGCCCTCTCATACATATATACGCAAGTTCGGGCGCCCTTATCTTCACCTTTTCTTCACTGTGGCCCACGGGCAGTCAGGAACAGGCCCCGCCGATTCTTCCCCTTCCTCCGCTGTCTTTCCTAACTTTTATTTTTTCCCCGCCAGCCCTCAAAAGGGTTGTCTCCAGACCCCCCTAAAACATGCCTTTCATTTGTTCCAGAGCGGCTTCCTTTTTTCCCGAAACGACACTTCCCAGAAGAAAGGCGGCCATCCCCGCCTTTCTTAAGGGTCAGTAGAGGGGGTTTCTAAAAGGTTGGAGAAGCAGTCGGAGAGTGATATATATACCCACCCACCCCACCCTCTCCCTTGTAGGGGGCCGCATGGGAAGGGAGGGGTAGTACACCCACATCCCGAACCTTGAACCCAAGGAACACAAACAAACCCACCTACGCGCACGCAGGGTAAAGAATAAGACCACGTGCGCGCGTAGAGGGGCTAGCCATTGGTGTATTGGCAAGCAATGAATAGATAGGGAATTGGATATGCCCGCACTACACACTAGCCGCGCCTGGCATGATCTTTATACACCCTGCCTGCCCTATCACCCGAAGAGCCTTGACTTAGGATTCCCTACTTGACAGGAACACAGATACCCGTATGATATGGACAGGCGAGCAGAACACACAGCCCGCGACCAGAAGAACAAGCGCCTTGACAACCAACCACAGGAGAGCCACCGAGCAGACTGCCGCTATCGCGGTCTGAGGTTAAGCCGACCCCACACCACTAAGTGATACACTGACGGGAGCCGTACACACAGCCCCCGTGAACGTATCGCAGAGGGACCCGAAAGGGAAAGGAGAAACGACATGGAGACAAGAGTACAACTACACAATGAACTGACCGACCAATGGCTCACAATCGCACAGCTTCCCGGAATTTCTGAAACAAAAGCGTTCCTACGCAAGCAGAAACGCAAGCCACACATTGACTGCGTTAGAGTCATGGCGCAGGGAGTTGAGGAGTGGTACGGAACTTATATCAGTGATACACAGCGCCGCGACTGGAACCAGATGTAACCTTATCACCTAGAACAACCCCAAGAGGGAAAAAGGAGAGACAACATGACAAAAACACCGTTGACGACACCAAAGGAAGGACTAAGGGCTGCACTGTTTGCCATCGACCGCATCGACGCGAACCTGACCAGCGACACGCTGGGGCTTTTGCTCATCAACATTGACGATCTGCTCTCTTATGCTGAAAAATTGGCACTCAAGGAAGAAGGGTACAACGCCGCACACGTTGAAACTCTCGCAGAGGACGAAGAGCGGGGGGTACTAAATGCCGAAGAGGAAGTACGGGCATGGAGGGAGGAGCCAGACCCTGACGACTTGAGGGGTTGATATGCTGACACAAGGGCAGGGGTACTTTCACTCCCGCGCCTTGTGTGAACGTATCACACAGAACGAGCGCAGAAGCGCAAAGGAGAACTAATGAATACACTAGCCGCCACACTCTCAAACATCGAAGCAACGCAACGAATGGACAGCAAGGCCGACGCCCTCGAACGTGGCGAGAATTGCTTGAACTGCGAGCAATGCAGCATTTCTGAGCGTTGCGTTCTTGACCCAATCAACGGAGCACCCCGCAAGACCAAAAGGAATTGGTGCCCCAAATACGAGCACATTGACTGGAACGACTGACTGCCTGACGAGCCGGAAACGGCGAAACACGGCCAACAGTAACACACCGCGCCGTGTCGCAGTCTAACAACCCCGCAACCCGAAAGGGTAGGGGAATAAGGAGTTTGACATGAACAAAACCGCCGAAGACATCAACGCAACGGCCACCATTCTTGGCCTTGTCTCGCGCATCAGCAACGGTTTTCTTGACGTTATGGAGCAATACCAAGGAGAACGCTCACCCGCCGCCGTTGGCGAAATGGCGCACAAGGTTCTACAAGTCTCCGACAAGGTAAACCATACCGACAGCTCCCGCCTGTTTTTCTGGTGCAACTGGACGGCCATTGGCGCCTACCTGCTCCAACTTGAAGAAACATTTGGCAAAGAGATATCATCATGAGAAACAACGTGGCAACACTCAAGGCAGGAATGCGCGCGCTCATCCACACCTTAAACACCACCGATCTTGTGATTGAGTGGAACCTGTCCACCGTCAAGATGGAAGAGGCGAAGACCGATGACGACTTCCTAGCCGTTGCGCAGGTGCGGGACTTTCTGCTCGAAGAGTTAGAGAAGCGCGACCCGAAAGCGTACCAGACATGGTTTGAGGATGATGACCCATCCGACGATCCGAGCAAGTTCTACAAGAGCAGCGAGCCGAGCAAGTTCAAGCCATTGACGGTAGTAAACGGATAAGACCCCATAGCGGGCACCGTACACGGGAGGTTCAAATGTTTAACTTCTGGCAAGCAGTCACCGGTATTGCACTCTCTATAATTGCTGGTTTCACCGCCGCAGATTACTACCGCAGCGTAAGACTGACCACGAAACTTGACAAACAAAGAGCAGAAAACAAGCGCGGAGGAATATTTCCTTACAGCGGAATTGTTCCCAGTAAAACCATCTCCAATCATGAGGGGCCCGTCACTTCAGAGGGTTGCTCCATTGAAAACGCAGGATATGCCAAACAGACCCCCGACTCGATGGTGTAGGGACATGACATATCAAATAACGCTGGACAAGAAACCAGACCATTGCTTGTATTGCCATCTTAGGGACAGAGAAAGCGACGGTTGCGTCCTGCAAAGAGAAGAAGATAAGGGCGAATGTATCAGTCCACGCGAGCCCTGTATAGAGTTTGAGTGCTGGGAGAAGCAGATGGCAAATTGCCCGATTAAGGAGGCAACGCCATGAGCGACTACGGAAAAATGAGTGTCCACGACCTTGTTTTATTGGCCTCTCATGATGGAGCCATGCAGCAACACTTCAACCGAAAGATTCCAAGCGACCTGCCCACCATTGAAAAAGCCATTTGCGAAGCAGTGATTAGGGAGGCCAGTGCGGGCTTGTGTTATGCAATGCCAAGCCACCCACGCGATGCAGACGGAAAAAGCACAACCCTTGCAACGACTTACCGCCTCCTGCCTGGTGCCTATGAACTAATACCGAAAAAACTCTAAGCCGCTTGACCGATTCACGGGAGCCGCGAAGGTTCCCGCGAGCAGGCCAACAGCCTACCCTACAGACGGCAGCCGGAGCCGAGAGCCGGACAAGGAGAACGACATGAATACACTGGCCGAGTTTCTGAACAAAGAATCAAGAGGCTACATCGAGCAGTTTCACACCTTCTGTCCCGTTCCACTCCCTAAGTTGCCGTTTTCTATTCAAGGCAACGAATATGCGGCCCTTAGTCTTTACGCTAAGCGCTACACGCACGAAACAAGGCGCTTACGCTGCTGGTTTGGTATTGTCGAGTTTCAGCTCGGCGGCTTCAAGCAATAGGCCACCGTGAACGTACCGCTTAGAATTGCCCCGAATGGGGAAGGGAGAAACACCATGCAAAACACCAAAGCCAAACAGTTCCACACCGCAGACGCCATGACTATCAGCGCCACCGAACAGGCGACCATTGACGCAGCCGAAGCCGCAGAGATTGAGGCCGCACACCGTGAAGCGCTTGCAGAAGACCCTATGCAAACATGGGCCGCAGCAATGAGGGCAGACAGCAAGGCGCTGGAAGCCGAAGCCAAGAAAGCGACCCCATGAGCGGCGCAACGTTGCAAGCGTTACAGATCGAATGGGAACGCGCATGGCTTGGCGGGGACTTTGCCACAGTCACACGAATTGACAACGCCCGCGCAATTATTGAAGGTTTACGGCGCTAGAGGGCCGCACGGCCAGGCGCATGGGAGGCACAAAACATGAGATTATGGAGCGCACTACCCGCCCGAAGGCGGCAGGAGATCATCAACAAAATCCTTAAGGAGGTATGCAATGAGTAAGACACGGAACCGCTGGACGTTCTACGACAAGATTGAAAGAACCCCCCGCTGTTCAAGGCGGAGGGCACTGGTCAGGGCTGACCGCAGGGAGTATAACCCATTGGTGAGCGTATGGCAAGCCTGAACATTCCAGACAAGGGAATCTCTCATGGCGAAGAACTGGAACGGAACGCGATGAACGCAGCCGTCAAAGGGTTCCTCAAGGCAAAACCCGCTGATTCATGTCCTTGGCAGTCGTACGACACCTGCCGCAACTGCGGACTGTACGGAAAGTGTTTCCCTTTGGAGGCACAACATGGAGCGGCTTGAACAAATTATGGGCGAGTTCTCACAATACGCCCCGCCGGAGAAGTGCCATGACTTTGAAAAGCGCATCAGAGACATTATGCAGCAAGAAAAAGACGAAGCAACGTATTCTTTTCGTGAAGGCCTGTACGAATACCTCTACAGTAACGGGTCATTGACGAGGCCATACTGACATGCAGGAGACAAATCGCTCCATTTGTGAGATGGCCTGCGATGTGCAGGCGTCGGGTCTCTGCACACCCGACTACGTTGGACTGCATAGCGAGGAAGCCGACCTATACTCCCGCGCAAGAACCCGCGCAGGCGATCTTGATATGGCCGTGGGATGGGAAAGGCTGTCAGTCGAGATTGAACATTCACGCCGTTTCCTTTTTGACGAGCTGCCCCACATAACTACAATGGGGATATGGAATTCCAACGCCGCCGCACTGGCGGACTATGCAAGACGGGTAAATCAGCCAGGACTACCCGCGCAAGTGGCAAGACTCTGGAACTAGGGAGGCAAGAATGGATTGGACATCGCTGACCGGAAATATCATTATAGGCGCCGTCTTTCTTATTGTAATCGTTCTTTTTTGTTTGATTGACTGGTACATTACAAACCGTAGCGAGTGGAGGCAAAGATGATGTACGATCCAGGCACGGTACTGTTTCAATTCTGCCTTGTTCTCGCCCTTCTCTACATGGCCTATCTGAACGGGGCCATCCTCGTCTGTACCCTCGCCGAGAAGTGGAGGGCGCGCCGCAAGAGGATACAAGACTCCAAGCTCTTTCTACTAGCGGGCCACAGGGTTAAATAAACCAGTTGGCACACTTTGTGCAGTACTAAGATTAGTACAAGTACTAAGTACTCCTTCTTTAAAAGACCTATATAAATATATATAAAGACCATCCTTAAAGAGAGAGTATAGAGAGAAAGTTTGTTTGTTCTGTCTTCCTCTTCTAATTCCCCATTTTTCGAAGGGAATCATGTCAAAGTCTTTACCTTGAATACGCTCGGAAGAGCGGAACAGGTCGGAACAGCCCTTATTTATTAACTGACGAACCTTTCCACTGGCACGTTACTCACCGAAAAAAGACAAGTCGCTGTGGCATATCAATTTCCGTTGATATACTCTGTAGGGTCATTTCTAAGCCCGCCATTGATATTTCGCCCGCTGGCCTTCCGTTTCCCCAACTTCCTTAGTTTTGCCTCACCATGAACACGCCCGACGGTCAGACGGGCATACCGTTGGCATGGTTCACCCCCACCGTCAAGAAAGGATAAGGGAGAACAGGGCGCCCGATGACCCTTCACTTAGGGTTCACAATTTCCTTACTTTTTGGCTTGCTGGAAACACATATTCTCGTATAATAGTAATAGAGGACATTAGCCTAAGGAGGAAATCCATGATTATCACACAAAAGTATGCAGTCAAAGTTTCAGATGACACGCTGCCCGACTATTGCCAGATAAGCCGTGAGGGAGAAAGAACCTACCTTGTATCGGGGCTGGCGTCGGATGTGAAGAGCCTCACTGAAATGTTTAACGAGGCAATAAAGGCCTTTCATCAAAAATGACGGATGAACAGAAAGCGAAAATATCCGCCGCGCTGATAGGAAGACCAAAATCTCTCGTAACACGGGCGCGGATATCTGCGGCGACAATGGGACACACCATGTCACTTACGGCGCGGGCAAAAGACTCTGCCGCACATCTGGGACATAAGGACTCGTCAGAAACGCGGGCGAAGAAATCCGCTGCGTTAATGGGGAACCAGTACACACTTGGATATTACCCCTCTGTCGCTACTAGGGCTAAGATGTCGGCTGCAAGAATGGGAAATACTAACTCGCTTGGTTTTCACCCATCGGAAGAAACAAAGATAAAGATAAGTGCAGCAAGTAGGGGGCGCATCAAGTCTCCCGAGACGAGGGCAAGGCTGTCCGCTGCAAACCTTGGTCTTAAAAGAACTCCTGAAACGGTAGCGCATATGTCCGCCGCACGCATGGGTTTATTTGTTGGCTCACTAAATCCAAACTGGAAGGGTGGGGCGCAAATATGGGCGCACAAGGCAAGTGCTAAGCGTCGTTTGCTAGGGTTTACCCCACTAAACTCTTGGTTCGAGGGCTGTGAGGGGCATCACGTAGATAACGATCGGGTTATCTATATGCCAAAACCCCTACACCGCAGCGTTTATCACAATCAACACACCGGACAAGGTATGGCAAAGATAAATGCCGTCGCCTACAACTTCTTATTTAAGCAAGAGGTAGAAGCCGCGATGGCGGCAAAGGAGAAGTGATGATAGGAACAATGGACGACGTGTTAGATGAAATAAATGATTTATTTAATAAGAGAGAACTCAATCTCAATGAACGACTGCAGGCATGTGAGACTGAGGCTGGAACAATGCGGACGGTTATTAAGGATTGGGAAGAAAACACCAAAGACTATATAGGGGAATTGGAACGGGCAAACTCTGTTCAGGCCGCGGGGTCGATGAAAAAATGAGTGATAAAGATTTGGCGCAGGCCATTGTCACTTGGTTTATGGAGCACGACTGTACCGAGGCACAAGCCCTCAAAGCAGTCATCAAAATCCTCAAGGAGGCGAAACCATGACGGTCATTGAAACGAAAGTGAACTCACACGACCCGCAGTTCTTGAAGATCAACGCCTTGATGGTAATGGGCGACTTGAAAGCGGCTGAAGCCCTGTGGAATGAGGCCCTTAACGAACAGTTCGAGAGCGGTGTCCAATACATGAGAGACAACATCGGCGAACTGCATGGGGAAAATTGATGGTGATTACGATGGAAGGTAAGTACCAGACCCGCGACGGGCGGGCGGTGAGGATTCTGGCAACAGAAATAAGGAGTGTCCGCCCGATAGCGGGCATCGTTACGAACATGGACGGCGGAGAGCAGCTCTGTTCGTGGGATGCAGACGAGAGGTATTTTACGTCTAAGGGCGATAATCCTCTTGACCTTGTATCCGCGCCTGCGAAGCGTGAAATGTGGGCCGTTGTGTGTGCTGACGGGGATTATCGTACCGCCGTCAAAGACAGAATCCTTTTTTCTACTGAGGCATTTGCACAAGGGGCCGCAGATGCGGAAAACCGAGAGCGCCCCTCGCTAACCCACGGTAAGGCACACGTTGTTCTCGTCACCTGGGAGTACTGATGGCCGTAGATAAAAAGAGACTTCGCGGCCCGCAGTTCCGCGCCGTGGAAGCCCTAGAGAAACTCGGTAGTTCCCTTGAGCACGCGCAGCAGGGAAGCGATTATGTACTCCTGTCCAAACCATTCCATTCCGATAGAACTCCTTCCGTTGAAGTATTTAGAGATGGTGGTTATCGGGATTGGGCCGAGGACAAGAGCGGCTGGAGCGAACTTGGCCTGAAGCCCATTGGAACCTATCTCGACTTGGAGGAGGCCGCCGAGGGGAGGTTTCAGAAGGTCTGGAACGAACTCGAACCCTTGACCGCCGAAGGGAGAGAATACCTGGAGGGCCGCAAGATTTCAACCGAGGGGTTGAAGTCGGATGGCCCCGCCGTGTGTTTTCCCCTCTGGCATGGCGACAAGATGGTGGGGATACAGCGCCGCTTCATTGATGGGCGAACGCCGAAGAACAGGTGTTTCGCGGGGAGTGACGCAAGTGGGCTGTTCTATCCACCCAAGCAGAACGTGAGCATGTTGAACCGAAGCTGGACAATGCCAAACCCTCTTTTTATCTGCGAAGGGGCGACAGATTCCTACACGCTGGCGCCCTATGGAACGGTTGTGGGCGTTCTTTCGGCATCCACCTTGTCAGGGTTACAGGAGGTAGTCCCCCACACAAAATGTGAGTTCGTTCTTTGCTTTGACGCTGACCCCGCTGGACGCGAGGCCGAAAGGAAAGTCCTTGCAATGTTCCCCGACCAGCAATTTCACCGTCTGCAACTCTATGGCAAGTACAAAGACGCGAACGAGTTGCTTTGTTCTGGCGAGGGCTTGGGGAGCAACCCCATTGAGCGCGACCGTACCTCCGACTTGGAGTTCATTGAGGGTTCCCTTGCTTCCGCACCCGAGGGTCTTTGGCTGGGCTGGTGGCCGCCGGAAGTGCCGAAAGGGGCGCCGACCTCATTTACGCCGAAAGACGGGTATGGTTGGTACATTTTTCCACACGACATTGACCCGCTGAAAGCGCGGGAGTGGTGCTGGTCACGCCACGTTTCAGGATACGTGGTGCAAGGGGGTGCCTAACGACTAGAGCAGACATAATTAGTACCTATCAGCTCACCGACTTTGAGGCTGCTCGCCTTCGCCTGAATGAACTGCGGGAGACGGGGGTACTAGAAAGTGACATGGGTTATGAACAACTTGAGGTTTTTCAAGCTCATACGGATTTTTTAGAGACGGTCCTTCAGGAAGCAAAGATTAAGCGAGCCGATTTAGGTGCCCTTATCGAAGTTCTAGAGGGTATGAGCAAACAAGCTCATTCTCAAATTAAATATTGCTCAATAACTCTTTCCCAACTGCAAAAGAGGCAATAATGGGGCATCCACAATCTTTTGAGACTCGTGCAAAAATATCTGCGGCGAATATGGGGAATACGGTATGGCTTGGGCGTCGTCACTCAGAAAAAAGTAAGGCAAAGATGTCCATAGCGATGATGGGGAATAAAAGCCATCTTGGGGTTCCTCATTCAGTGGAGACGCGAGCGAAGATGTCTGTATCACACATGGGGATCACCCATATCTTTACCCCTGAGGCACGAGCCAATATGGCTGCGGCCCTGATGGGGCATGTGGTGTCTCTCGAAACGCGGGCAAAGATTTCAAGGGCACAGGCGGGGCCACTTAGTCGTTTCTGGCAGGGCGGAGCTACTCCAGAAAAGAGGCGCGGATATCTTCACAAGGAAAAAGCCAAGCGCCGCGGTCTCGGCTATGTATACCTGAATCCCTGGTTCCTTGGCTGCGAGGGACATCACGTTGACAACGAACAGGTCATCAATATGCCACACACGTTACATCGGAGTATCTACCACCGTCAAACAGACGGTCGGGGTATGGCAAAGATAAACGCCGTTGCTTACAACTTTTTGTTTCAACAAGAAGTTGTAGCAGCACTAAAGGAGGCTTGATGCTAAATACAAACGACCATGTGTATTCGGAGGAAGATCGGGATTTGGTGGCGATGATGGTTACTGACGCCATTGCAACGGGCAAGACAAGCGGGGTCTGGGAAGAGATTGCCGCCGAAATCGGGGTCAGCAATCCCGACGCCGTGCGGAAGTACGCCCGCTCTCTTGGCCTTCCCCCAATCAGGTTGAACAAACAGGCGCTCGAGGCACTATGGCAACGCCCGCCTGTTCCTGACCTCGCAAGTCAGGTGCTCCACATTGAAGCGGAGAGGGCGGGCGTGAGTGGGGACAAACATGAACCTTTTATGAACCGTAATTTATTTTACTACTTTCTCGATGCCTGTCAAGGGTGCGACACAATTATCGACCTTGGCGATGACGGGCAGTACGACGCCTTTTCCAAGTTCGCATCCCGTTCTTCCGGCTCGGACGACCTCGCCCAGACGGTCGAGTGGATTGAGCAGGATATTGACCTTGAACTCCAAGTGGCCGAAAGGGTCGTGAAGATCCCTGGCAACCACGACTACTTTCTCTCGCGCATCACGAATGGGGCACTCGGCCCGTGGGCGCTCATCAACACGTGGGCGAAAGCGAAATACGGCGACAGGGTAGTGTTCAGCAAGTTCCCTATTGCCTATCTCGCACTCGGCAAGCAGAAGTGGGTGCTTCACCATCCCGACAGCTACCGTGTCGTTCCTGGAAGCGTAGCGCGGGAGTTTGCCGATGAATATTCCAGCAATACCATCTGTGGCCACAGCCACGTCACGAATGAGAGCAACAGCAAGGGCGGGTATTGTGCCATTGACGTGGGCGGGCTAGTAGACGAACGCAAGATGCCCTACCGCTACTTCACGGACAAGCCGTACTGCAAGTGGGTTCCTGGGTGGGTTGTCCTCACCCCCGACGGGCACAGCGTGACCAAGATTGACCCGCTGGACGGTACGTTCGGTACCTCCCAGATGGTGAACTGATGAAGATAACTATGGAGGGGAAGTATCAGACAAGAGATGGTCGGGTCGTTAGGCTTCTGGCAACTGACTTCAAGGCGGGGGCAATATGCGTAATCGGCACGATTACCCTGACGGACGACAATGAGATTGTGGGTTTGTGGTCGGCAGACGGCAGAGTGTTCCCGTGGGGTTCTCCCAATAATCCAGATGACCTCGTTCCCGTCCCCGTGAAACAGGATACATGGGGCATAGTCAACAAGGACGGAAAACTGGTTATCTATTATTCGGGTGATGGCGCTTGGTACAAGGCAGGGCTCTATCAGGATACGTTCAAGGGAGACAGGGTTGTGCGCCTTACTTGGGATGACTAGCATGAACCCCATTGAAGATTTCTGCAACAAGTTATCGCAGGAAGTGGGAGAGGGTTTAATCAACACCACCGACTCCGGCATGGTCTTCCTCCTTTCCCAAGTCCTGAGCGGTGCCCCTTCCGCAGCAGAGCGGATGGCGGCGGCGTGCTACATGTATATAAGCCTCCGCCCCGACATTTCCGACTGGCCGAAGCACGACAGGACAACAAACTGATGGAGATACCAGCAGGGAAGACCTGCGAAGGTTGTGCCTATCTTGATTGGGACAACGACGATACCGTTGATATAAGAACTTGTACCCTCTTCGATGGTGTGTGGGCAGAGGGGTATCCTCAACGCTGTATCGAATGCCTTTCTGCTTATCCCAACGGAGCAACGATAACGATTACGCCGAAGGAAACCCCATGAAGGCGTGGGTTCATAGCGAGCACAAGTTCGCCGACGCCCTCGGCCTCACCCGCCTTGAACATTCGAAAACCAACTGGGGCGCGGTGTGCCCCGACGCACTTGGGGGGTTCGAGTATAAGGGCCCCCCACTCTTGCTGGAATCCAAGTCGCGCAAGAGCGGCTTCCCCAAACTGATTCAGGACGCCATGGCACAGGCCCTCTCTTACAAAGAATGCAAGGGGAGATTGCCGGTCGTTGGGCTACATCGAAATGGGGGCAGGAAGAACGAGGACTGGCTTGTCATTCTACAACTGAAAGATTTTGCGGAGATTATGGACAACCGCATATGGAGGCCCGATGAAAAAACTGGGTAGGTTAGTTCTTATGAGTGAGGCGGAGTATGCGGAACTTGCCGCCACCGTCCGTAGTTCAGACGTTCAATATAAAGATGGGTACACCGACGGCTTCAACGCGGGGAAGTTCCACAGCGCGGGCGGGTATAGCCACACCCTGCCAAGACTCAAGGAGCAACTCGCCACCGCGACCGCTCTGCTTGAAAGGTGGCGTCCGCTGGTCGAGGCCCTTGAAACAACGAAAGGGCAGTTCATGGAGACCGCATGAAGTGGGCTAAGTCTCGCAATCATTGTCTCGATTACTACACATGGCTTGACATCTTGCATGTCATGTACGTGACGTTAGCCATTTGTCTCATCATTGCAATCGTGATTGTTCTGCTACTCATCATCGTGAACCCTAGGGTGGCCATGGCGGGCGACATCACCAATTTCAGGGCTGCCCGCCGAATGGCTGCCGAGCCTGTCAAGATTTTGTACATGGAGATCACGGCCTATTCCCCCACTGTGTCAGAATGTGACGCAGCTCCGCTTATTACTGCGTCAGGGCAGAGGGTGAGGGTGGGCGGTATCGCAGCAGACTTGCGGGTTCTACCCTTCGGCAGCATCGTCATTATCCCTAATTATAATAACGGTGATCCCTGCACCGTCATCGACACCGGCTCTGCCATCAAGGGAAACAAGCTGGACGTGTTCATGTATTCGACGCACGAGGCCATTCACTGGGGGCGCCGGCACAACGTTGAAGTGCGGGTGCTGTACGTGCCGAAGGTGGCGCGATGAGAAAAGCCCTAAACCCCGCGTGCTGGACGTGCCGCTTCTACCTGACCCTGAATGGTCAGCCAATGTGCTGCGTCACGGCAAAGAACATGCCCATCACTATGATGCCGATGAAATGCAAAATGCAGGAGAAGGTGAAGAAATGATGCTCTGGTTAGTATCTCGCTACCTTTTCATAAGGTCTTGCTATGCCATGACAACTACCGCAGAAGCCGTCTATGCTATCGGTGCGGGAATCGTTCTAGGGCTTGCCTGTATTACATCTGATTTGGAAAACGGAATTGCTACAAAGGGCAAGAGATGACTGAACGCGTGAGTAAGAACGAGGAATTGGCGGTGTTGTCTTGGGCGGTTACTCACCCCAAGGACGAGATACCCCTAGTCCCTTCCGACTACTTCTTTCCCGACCACCAGTTGATGTGGAAACTCATCAAGGCGGGGTTTAACGACAAGGTACGGCTAGAGATTGAGCTTGCCAAGGTCAACAAGGCCCGCCTCGTGGACGAGTTGTGCGTGGAAGTGGTGGACATCGAACCCCTGTGGCAGGACTTGGCGCAGAAGGCGCAGGGGCGCGAATTAATCCGTATGCTGGAAAGCCAACAGGAAAACCCCGACCCCCTCGCCATCGAAGCCTTTATTCAGAGCATGAGGACGGTCGGGCAGGCGAAACCTATCAGCCAGCTTTTCAACATGGACGAGATCGAAGGGCTAAGCAAGATGAAGATCTACAAAACCGGCTTCACCACCCTCGACAAGTTCACCAAGCTGATGAAGGGAGAATACTGGGTGCTGGCGGGGGAGACTTCCCACGGCAAGACGCAGATGGCCCTCAATATGGCGGTGAACCTTTGCCGCGACCAGGGAGCGAAGGTGCTGTTCGTCTCTCTGGAAATGACCTACTATCAAATCTTTATCCGTCTGGTCAATATGCTCTATGACTTTCCACTGGATCAATGCGACTATGGAAACCCACAGTTCTTGTCCTTCTTTTATAAGATGTTCATCGAGAACGAGTGGTTGAACAACCTGTGGGTTCAGGAAAGCCCCAGTAACGAACTCTCCGCCGTCCTCGGCTACATTCGTCAGGTCAAGGCCGATGTGGTTATTGTGGACTACCTGCAACTGATTCAGATTGGTGGAAACTCGGGAGAAGAGAAGGTGGTCAATCAGGTGACGACCACCCTCCGCGCCCGTGCGCAGCAACAGCCCATCATTATGCTTTCCCAGTTTTCACGAGGAATGCCAGGAGATTCGAAGGCTAGTTTGAGCCGGTTGAAGGGTAGTTCCGCCGTCGAGCAGTCCGCCTCTGTTGTCGTGTTTGTAGAAGCAGAGACAAAGGGCCTCGACCCCGAAACGCAAAGGGAAAAGCGGGAGTGGACATATAGCCTGAAAAAGAACCGAAACTGGGGCACGACCGCCGACTATCCAATTCCCCTGACGGCTTATTATGGCAAGATGAGAGAGGAGGCGAACCAATGATAACCATTAGTGAAGCCCAACATCAATTATACGATGACCTTGAATCGGCAATTTCCCTCCTTAAGGCCGCCGCCCACGCAGAGGGCGTGGTGGAAGGAACAAAACGGGAACACGACCGTCTTTTCGGGTTGATGAGTTCTGCCTGTTGTTATCCCATTGATGGAGACAAGCTGTTTGCATTGCCCATTACCTACGGTGACGCCCTGCCTATCAAGGAGCCTCCATGCAGCGGCTAGGCTTTGTGTATCACGAGGACTTACAACTCAAAGAAGAGTTCGGCGGGATGGTGGAGGCGTGGATGAACAACACGGGGCACACCGACCGCCGCATCCTGTCGCAGGATTGCCTTCACGACCTCCTCGTCAACTGCGCGTGGTGGAGCGATAGGATGAACGCGACTTATCAACTCTACAGGGGGTCATACCTGCCGACCGTTGCGTTACACGGGGATCTGATGGAGACAGGCAATGGCTTTCGTGTTGTGGATAACTGATGAAGGTTCTTGTCGCTTGTGAGGAAAGTCAGACCGTCTGTAAGGCTTTCAGAAATCGAGGGCATGAGGCGTATTCTTGTGATCTTCAACCTTGTAGTGGCGGACATTCTGAATGGCATATCCAAGGGGACGTCTTACCCCTCTTGCAGAAAAACGACTGGGATTAGATTGTTGCACACCCCCCATGTACCGACTTGGCCGTCTCTGGGGCGGCATGGTTTGAAAAGAAGAGAGCTGACGGGCGGCAACAAGGCAGTATCGCATTCTTCATGCAGTTTACTAACCTCCCATGCAAGAGGGTGGCGATTGAAAACCCCGTTGGCATCATGTCAACGCTCTGGAGAAAGCCCGATCAGATTATCCAGCCGTGGTGGTTCGGAGCCGAGTTCAGCAAGACAACGTGTCTCTGGCTTAAGGGGCTGCCACCACTTCGTCATACGAAGTGGGTTGGTCGAGGGGAGATGGTGACATACAAAAGCGGTGCCGTAATGCCAAAGTGGTATGCTGACGCCTTCAGTCTGTCACCGGAAGAGAGGTCAAGGGTTCGGAGCAAGACCTTCCCCGGAATAGCAGAGGCAATGGCAAGTCAGTGGGGCCACAAGTACACTGTCCAGGTAGAGATTCCGTATTCACCGGAGGTGAAACATGGCGATTCTTATCTTTACAATTGATACACTGCTTGTTGGCGTGGCGACATGGCTGATACGAAAGAGATTGAGAGAACCTTTACTGTAAGCCCGACGAGTATCAGCCTGTTCCTTGACTGCCCGCTTTGTTGGCGACACCGCTACCTCGACCACTGGGAAGTTCCCGATGCTGCCCCTGCTCTGGCGGGGAGTTTTCTCCACGAGTGCGTTGCCGATTTTCTGACGGGCGGGTCGTTTCCCCTATGGGGCGATCTCATGGACTCCGTGAGTTCACTAACGGACGCCGACCCCTTTGCCGTCAAGGAGCAGGCAGAGAAACAATGGGGCGTCTGGTCAGCAAACTCTCTCTTTCGAAGCCCCGATGGGGTGGAAATTGAGATACGGACAGACGACCCCGCACTAGGGCATGTTCACTGCTTCCTCGACTACGTTCAGGTTCCCGCGCTCATCGACCACAAGTTTGTCGGGAAACTGGGGCGCAAGAAAGAGGCACTGCAACTGGCGTTCTACCGCCGCTTCGCCCCATGCACGACAAGGTGGGCGTATGAGTTGATTAGTCCAGAAGAGTACAAAGTCCAGTGGGTTAGTGTGTTGGAGATGGATAAGGCCGATGCCCTGATTGACGCGACACTCGATTGCATCAAAGAAGGCGAATTTGTGGCAAGCCCAAAGAGGTACGGGCGCGACCCGTTCTGTGTGTACTGCCCGTTCCAAAATGATTGTGAAGAAAGGGCGGGCTAGTGTAAAGTAGCCCTTGCAGGAAACACATTTTTGCGTATAATAGGGTTATAGGGTATGAGGGAGCAAGTCCCTAGCGGGGCATCCCATAGGAGGCACTTATGGCTGAAAATTATACATCACGCGAATGGACTGTGGGTGACATCATTGACACTTTCGGCCCGTCCAAGATGGGTTCGTTCAAGCTGACCTTCAAGGCAACGGACGGTAACATTTCTACCACCGTCAAGAAGTGGTTTAATAAGGGAGAGACGGTGTGGGAGGTTGGCAAGAAGTTCACCGCCGCGCTTGAGGAAGTCACCAATACCTACGGAACCGACCTCATGGTGAAAGAGGACAAGCCCGCTTTTGGTGGTGGTGGTGGTTTTAAGAAAGACCCCGTTGCCGAAGCCCTCAAAGAAGCCCGCATCATGCGGGGCAACGCCCTGAACGCGGCAAGTTACTTGTTCGCAGGGAAGGGAAAGGACTGCCAGGGGGCGATGTGGGCAACCTTCCGCGCAATGGACGAGTTCCTGAAAACGGAGAAGAGGGTTAGAATGTCCACCACCGAGCAGCACGCGGCCATCGTCAAGATGTTCAAGGACGATATTCCAAACGCCCGCGCGGCAGTGTGGAGCAAGTTCGGGCGGGAGTATATCGAGGAGCTTTCATTCGAGGAAGCGGCTTCTTTTCGTGGGGAATGAAGACCCCCGCCTTGCCCTTCTGATTTGGACTTTCGATGCACATCTCGTAGGTGAATAGATCGGCTGGTTCGGACTGACTTACCAGCTTCCGATTAAATGGCGGGACGTTCTCTTAAGGAACGCAAGACCGCCAGCCAGCACTCAAAAACGAGCTAGTGTAATGTATTCTAAGGAGGCCGAGCATGACTAGCAAGGTAGAGGATTTATTAGAGGATATTGACCGAGACTTGGGTGACTGCAATAAGGCACCGGATTGTTCCTACTTTCATAACCGTATGGTTGACCTTATTGACCTTGCTCATGCCGAAGGGGCGGCAGAGGGGGCAGAGCGGGCAAAAGCCGATATATGGAAGGCTCAACTTTACGGATATCGGGTGCAATTATATCCGTTTCCTCACGATGAACGCGAGGGATTGAGAGTAGAGACTGAGGTAGATGGTAAGCAGTATGTGATGGTTCCCGTTGCCTCCGCCCTCGCGCCCACAAAGGGGAAGCCATGAGGCCAAGCGATAGGATAAGAGAATTGGTACAGTGTGGCGAGTGGAGCAAGCCAAGGACGGACGGGGAGTTTATTGAGGCAATCCTTGCATATCTTGACGAGAACCCGCCGCCTGTCTATACGATTCAACCGTTGCCATTGCAACCGAACAATCAGCGCGTGATAACGACAGACAATACACGTGCTCCTGACGAGGCGCAGCCATGACTCTCGCTGACTTGGTTCCAACTCTTGAAGTCTGCCAGCAGTTGAAAGCCGCAGGGTTCCCGCAGGACACGGCGATGGTGTGGGTGGAAATGAAGGGTGAATACCAGCGCGGAGCGGATGGATATACGGAGCAGGAGTTGCCGCCTTATGTGGACGTTGTTTCTGCGGGCAGTCAATACCACGGCACGCTTCACTGTGCCGCCCCCACGGCTGGCGAACTAGAAGAATGGCTGAGCGTGAACAATCTACGCCGTTTCATTACCGCCTATTATGAACCCTACGAACCCATCGAGCGGCGCTGGAGTGTAGCGTCTGACTTGGCTAAAAAGCCAGAGCCGAACTTGTCAACATGCCATGCTGAGACCCTTGTTGCCGCTCTTGCCGCCATCGTGCTAGAGGTGGCGGGATGAACTACGGCGAGATGAGTGCTGATGAGTTGCTTAATGAGATAGATTTAGATGTGGTTGAGGGGTACCCAAGAGATAAGGAGAAGGTTGCCGCCCTTCGTAAGGCCGTCATCAGAGAGGCAAGCGTGGGGACACTGAGGATCAAACATGACGATACGTTGCATGACACTCTAGAACGCTGTCGCCTGACATGGATTGCAGAAGTGAAGCGTGGAAAGTGGGAAGACTACGACATCATTCCCCACAAGGAAACCCCATGAGTAAGGGTGACCAGTTTGCCCCGATTGATAAACCCTATTTGAGATTGTGGAGGGAGAGACTAGATGGCAAGGAGTCGGTGCAAGGCAAACGTCTGGCTGACGAATCGCTCAGCAAAGTGGTGGAAAAAATACGCAAACCACAGCCGCCGCGTACAGGAAAGAAACGAACTAGCGGACTTGGACGAAGACACAATGCTGAACAAAAAACGGAGTAGTCGCGTAGATAACTATACCAGCCCGAAAGATGGCGCACCAGGATGGGGAAGCGATACGCTGGCCGAGTTCCATAAGACTCGTGGAAAATAAAAAGCCCCCTCTCGGGGGCTGTGGATAAGTAGGCAATCTCCGTAAATATCGCTTTGTGGATTAGGGCAACCGAGCATCCTGCTTTATGGGTTCGCGCCCTTGCATGAGATACATCTTCAATCCCGTGAGGAGCATTTCCCCATATGTTACCCCGTCCTCGATGGCGCGGTACTTGATTTGTTTTGCCAAGTCCTCGTCGAAGATAAGGGCCTCGATCCGCCACACCGCCTTGCGCCGCTTGGCGTGGTCTAGCGCCGACTCTCGATTCATCATGATATCCTCCCTTCTAGTTCGTGGTACATTGCCTGAAAGGAGACAAACGGCGCCCCGCGTGGCACCAGCTCCCCTTCGGCTAACGCCTCTCTGACGCGGATGGAATCGGGAATACTGATTTCCATGACGTGCTTGGGGTACATTCCCCGCAACTGGCGCCGCATCTCCTGAACGAACAGCATTCGGGGGTTGACCGCAGAGAGCAGGAGGCCCGCCACTTTCAGCCCACCGTCCTGACGCAGTTCCCGATTGACCTCTTTCATGGAGCGGAACAGTGCGTCAAGCCCCTGGATACAGAACTTGGAAGCGTCCACGGGAATCAGCACATAGTCCGCGGCGATGAAGGCGTTGATGCTGAAAATACCGAGGTTGGGTGGACAGTCAATAATCGTCCATGAGTCTTCCTCTTTCCGGCGCTTAAGCCAGCCGCTCAACTTGAAATACGCGGCGGCCCCTCCACCGGTCTCCCAGAACGATAAGGAGATGTCCGCCCCTACGAGGCTAAAGTTCTTAGCAAGAGGAACGGGCGTGAGTTCACCGTCAACGGGGTTCCCGTCCTTATCCTTATCCCACAGGAGTTTCACGTTGGCGGAATCCGGTAAAGATTCCGTGAAGCAGGACGTGAGGTTTCCTTGCGGGTCAAGGTCAATGGCAAGCGTTTCCCGCTCAGCAGCGGACATCTTTGCGAGGGAGAAGGCAATCGTCGTCTTCCCTACCCCGCCCTTCTGATTTGCGACGGCTAGTATCATATCGTACCTCCTTAATCTTTTTACAGGTTATGCCTCCTACAATCAACTAAGTGAAGTATAGCACCATTCGGGTTTACTGTAAACCTTATGTGAGGATTTCGTGAAGGGAGGAAACTATGAAGAACATAGATGCGGATTATGGGAAAGAAGTAGACGCGGCGGAGGGCACATTGCTTAACGAGATTCATGAACACATTTCTATCGGCATCACAATGGGCCTTACCAATCTCGTCATTGCCGCCCGCAAGGACGGCTTTCTCAAGGGTAGAACGGAAGGGTTCAAGTTGGGGCTGGAGGAGGGGCGGGAACAGGAAAGGGCAAAAGCCCCCTATGTTGATGACGATTTCTCCATGACGTCGCACTACTACCACGACTGATGGGAACCTATAGTCAAGGAGTTTTGGATTTCCAGCGGCACATGAAGCGGCTGGTCAAGGACGGCGTCCCGTCCGCGTTCGGCGGGGAGTGTCAAGTTGGGCATCACCTATTGCGGCGACTGAACCACCCCGCGCAGGTCAACGATCCCCTCGTCATCGTTCCCGTTACGGCGAGCCAGCACGGGGAACTGCATGCCAACCCGCCGACCATTGTGTTTGTGGAGTTTTGCATGGACAAGGACAACAACATAATCGGGGCCGTGTTCAATTACCACGGGAAAGAGTACGGATGGCTGAACAAGAAGTGGATTGAAGCATGGTATGCCATAGGTGAAACGCCAAAGCCCTCGTGAGAGGGCTTTTTCCATTTAGGGCCTTTCTGCATTTCAATGTTCCAAACTATACAGATTAGTATAGTTACCGACATGGAGATGCAGAAGTTTGTCCGGTCTGTCCGAAGGTGTCCAGTGACCATTTTGCCATAATAATGGGGAACAGAATGACCGTCTCACACTTTAACGGTGCATAATCTACAGTTGACCACACTTTTCAGGAGCAACCGTTAAGCAATCCTTAACGGTTCGAACCATCTGATATTATGTTGTATCCCAATCGCTGCCAAGGACACACGCATAGTTGCAAAAAGAGTGCAAGAAAGTAAACAATACCTACGCCTTCGCGGAAAAGTTACAATATTGATGTGTAACATCTGCATTCAAGTTGGTGTCAAATATGCACTTACTGAATGCAATGTGCATTAAACGCACAAAAGATATCATTTGCCGTCTGACTTTTATACCATAGTGCGTATCTATCCCAAACAATAATAGCGGCACTCGCTATTATTGTTTTCGGGGTTATCCGATAATAAGGACACGCAACCTTAACTGGGTTCACGTTTCGTGTTACACAAAGTGCGTTACGCAGAATGCGTTTTTATTCTACTAGAATAATTCCACAAGAATAATTCTGCGTTCTGCTCCATGAATACTAGGGTTTGTGCCTAAAGATGGAGCGTATCCACTCCACTCAGAACCACCTGGCGCAGTATTGATGCAACGACTTGACGGCGGGGTAGGGTACATAATGCGAGAAGCCGACCCCTGACAGGATCGGCTTGGTCTCGCGAAACAGTTCTATTGAAAGCCGTTGAAGCACAAGAATCCGGCCCACAACTAAAAACACTACCCATAGCAGGGAACTTGAACCCCAGCATTTCGGGCCGTTCGCCCCGCCTGGCTTGGTGTGCCCGATCCTTAGCTTTGGAAGATATGGGTAGGAGGTCAAGGCTGGCGGGCCTTGTTGCCTTAGTCACCTCGCGGGGTGATGTGGCCACCGTATTCTGACCCTATGGCCCACTGGCTGGCCCGTAACCATTTAATCGCAGACTGTCGCCATCTGCGAACCATCAACCCTACTCTACTAGTATACGGGTTTCAGTGTTTTCTGTAAGGGGCACACTGGCCCGCTTTCTTCTTGCGCTTCTCCTTGAGGGCGGCGGCCATCACAACGTCAATCTCATTGTTGTTCTTTTCGTCCAGCTCGCACCCCGTCAAGTGTTGTAGGCAATGAAAAAGCTCGTGAGCCAGAACCATGCGCGTTTCGTACTTTCCCATCTTCTCTTGTATCAAAACCTCTAACTTCCGAAACCCCTTCGTTGAAGTTGGGGAGAGGGTCATGCCGCGAGGCGTGTTTCCCTCACAAGCCGGAAGGTCTTTATAGACTTCCAGTAACTTGCGTGGCACCTTCTCGACCGTGATGACGACAAGGCTCATGGGGCCAGTTCCTCATAATTGCCCGAAGGCCGCCAACTGAAAGGCCCGAACTTCTTGATGCCGTAGGTTTCTGGGTTCTCCGCGATGACCGCAAAGGTGGCGATGATATTGTCTGTCGCGGTGGTCACGTATATCTTTGCGTCAGCGGGATAGGCTTTCGCGTTATGAAGAAGCTTCCCAATGACACTGGCCCGCGCATTGACGTAGTGTTCGAGCGCGGGGTTCTTCGAGTGGCTAGTGGCGTCCACTAGGGCATAGAAGTCATCAACGGCGGCATTACTGCTTGTCGTGGGGTCTTTGACGATGAACCGCTTGGAGGCGGGGAAGGCTTGAGTAGACGATCCCTGCGTCACCATCTCAAAGACGTACTGTACCTGCGAGGGGATGTCTGCAAAAAAGGCTCGTAGCGCCATGGAAACCTGTTCCTCCGTATACCCCAATTTCATGATGGCTGCTTCTAAGGGGTTTGCGGGCGGTGTGTCGGCGCTCGTGCTGATGGGCGCCCCAGTGAAGAAGTTAACGTTAAACTCATATTGCAGGTAGAGGGTCAGGGCGGGAGGGAGCATGAAGGCCTCCAGTCCAGGGATAACATTGAGCGTCTGCCCCGCCACACTTATGGGGTCGCTCTTGTAGCCGAAGAGGGACTCCACAATAGCCTTAATGGGTGCGGAGCCAATGGGAACGGGCAATTTTACCCAATCACCCGAGGGCTGAGGAAGATAGAAAAATGAGGCGCGGTTGCGTAACAGCTTATACTCTTTCTCTTTCCCCGCAGCCTTGATACCCATGATGGAGAGAATGGTAAAGATGATTGTAGCGAGGAAGTTTTTCCCCAAGATTTTCTCTGCCCCCTGCTTGCCCGAGAACGTTCCGCCCTTGCCCCCGATGGGGAGTCCAAAGAAGGCATTGCGATAAGCGGCGCGGATAACGGCGATCGTGGCTCGCGTGAAAGGGATAAGGCTAGAGATAAAGTCATTGAAGATTGTCCCATGCAGGGCAAAGAAGCCGGTACCGGCGTGATAGCCGTAGAACTGGTCTAAATACGTTCCGCCCCGACTACCGATACTTTCCGCAATAACGTCGCGGCTAAGCGCTTCCCCCACATTGCTTGGAATGGACACAAACTCGACGATTTTCTTCACGGCCTCCGTTACCTTAGTCCCCGTAGCTCTTGTCGGGTCGCGGTAATCCTTACTCCACTGCGACAATCCAGGACTCTTAAACGCCTTCACTGTTCCCTTGACTAAGCCCTCGGGGGTGAAGGGAACTAATCCGGCGGCCTGTATAATATCTCGCACGGGATTGAAAGCACCAAAGGCTATGTTGATTCCAGTGGCAGTAACGCGAAGTAGCGTTGTCGGGGCCGTCAATATCTTTTTTACCAACGACGGAACTTCCCACTTGGAACGGGTGAGGTTTCTGATTGAAGCGCCAGCGTCTTTGTCATGGACTTCATACGCTCGGTCTACTCCATTTTCTTTCAGGTGGACGATACTGTCGGAAAGGACGGTCGTTGCTACCTCGGCACTCTTGCTCGACTTCACCGCCTCTTTCTTGGCGTTGTTAATGCCCTGTGCCCTGATGGCGTCGATGTAGACAGAGATTAGTCCCTCCAACGGCGGAACAACCTCATCCAAATTGGTCAGCCCACGGGCGCGCTCCAGCGGGGCAACCCCGCTTCGGTCAAAAATGTCCGTCTTCCCCG